AAAATTATAGGGACGAAAGACCTCATGACCAAAGGTCATGTTGCAAAACTTGACATTAATATATTACTTCTTAAGCATCCACCGCAAAAGTTTGAAACATTTGAGGATGAAATACAGTTCATTATAGGTAATGAGAAGAGAAATAATTTTATCCGAAACTTAGCACTTGATCTGAAAGGTAACACACTCATACTCTTTTCAAGAGTTGAAGGTCACGGACGGGTTTTATTTGACTTGATAAATAATAATATACTCGAACAGCGTCAAACGTTTTTTGTTCATGGTGGAGTTGACGCAGAAGATCGAGAGAATGTTCGGGAAATTACTGAACGTGAAAACAATGCTATCATAGTCGCATCTTATGGAACTTTCTCCACAGGAATTAACATTAAAAATCTTCATAACGTCATTTTTGCTTCACCTTCTAAGTCAAGAATACGCAACCTTCAATCAATAGGTCGTGTTCTTCGCAAAGGAAACAACAAGACAAAAGCAACTTTATATGACATTGCAGATGATGCAACATATAAATCGAGACGTAATTATACTCTGAATCATTTGATTGAGAGGATTAAGATTTATAACTATGAAAAGTTTAATTACGAAATAATCAACATTGCACTCAAAAAATAACATGGGAGACGAATTTTACAGCATTCTCAAACTGGTATCAGGAGAGGAAATATTCGCCCTCGTTTGCGTAGACGAGAGTGATGATGAACCTATATTGATTTTACATAATCCAATTAAGATGAAACCACTTCATCCACAGTCAAATCAACTGAGTTATATCAAAGTAACTCCGTGGATGGATATGTCAGATGAGGATATGTATGTTCTAAAGATGGATAAAGTTATTACTATGACTGAATGTAAAGATCAAAAATTGATTAAAATTTATAAACAATATATCGAAGAGAAGGATGAGGACGATATGAAAGTAATTAACACAAGAAGTGAAAAAGGAAAAATCAAATGGCCTGGAGATCCTAAATTAGGTTATATATCTAGCGTCGAAAAGAAAAGAGAATTGTTGGAAAAGCTCTTTAAGTCTGATTCAAAAGAGTCTTAAATACCCTTCAAACCTCACAAAGGTTATTGTACATGTATTTAAAGGTCTTGTCAACTATGTTAAGATTTCCACTTTTTAACGAAACTTGTCATTACAAATAAATATGCTATAATATAATATAGTTACGACAATTAAGATGTCATGCCGAGAAAGAAGTCTGAGCACTATGTAAATAACAAAGAACTCTTGGAGGCACTTATTGTCTATAGAGAGAAGGTTGCTATTGCAAAAGAGAAAGATCTACCGAAACCTAGAATTACCAATTACCTTGGATCTTGTTTTCTAAAGATCGCAACACACCTGTCATATAAACCAAACTTTGTAAACTATATGTTCCGTGATGATATGATATCTGATGGTATTGAGAATTGTGTACAATACATTCATAATTTCGATCCAGAGAAGTCTCGTAATCCTTTTGCATACTTTACACAGATTATTCATTATGCCTTTCTAAGACGCATACAGAAGGAGAAGAAACAGTTAGATATTAAGAATAAGATTATTGAAAAGACTGGATTTGATGAAGTTATGACAGTTGAAGATGGTGCCTTGACAGGAGCGATGTCTGAGTATAATACAATTAAAGATAACATCGCACAGAAGAAAAATAGATGAGAGTTGCTATTATAACAGATACTCACTACGGTGCACGTAAGGGGTCAAAGCATTTACATGATTATTTTGAACAGTTCTATAAGAATGTATTTTTTCCTTCACTTGAAGCAGAAGGAATCGATACTATTATCCATATGGGTGATGTATTTGATAGTCGAAAGTCAATTGATTATTACAGTTTAGAGTGGGCAAAGAGAGTTGTATTTGAACCAATGAAGAAGTATCAGGTTCACGCAATCACAGGAAATCATGATTGTTACTATAAAAATACGAATGAAATAAATTCTCCAGAATTATTATTAACTAACTATGACAACATTACAACATACTCAAAAGCAACAGATATTAATCTTGATGGATTAGATATTCTTCTTTTACCTTGGATTAGTGTTGATAATCATGATGAGACTCTTGAAGTCATTCAAAATTCAAAAGCAAAGATTGCAATGGGGCATCTTGAATTAAATGGATTTAAGGCAACTCGTGGTCATATGATGGAAGATGGTATGGATGTAAAGGTGTTTGATAAGTTTGATAAAGTCTTCTCAGGACACTTTCATACACGCTCTACTGATGGTAAAATATTTTATCTAGGTAATCCATATGAAATGTTTTGGAATGATGTGAACGATCCAAGAGGGTATCATTTGTTTGATACTGACACTCAGGAACAGACTCCAGTTAACAATCCTTATAAATTGTTTTATAATGTATATTATGAAGATACTAATCATAAGTTGTTTAATACAACTCAATATCATAACAAAATTGTAAAAGTTATAGTTCGTAAAAAATCAAATCCAAAAGAATTCCAAAAATTTATTGATAAATTATATCGATCAGGAGTTCACGATTTAAAGATTGTTGAGAATTTTGCAATCGCTGAGAATAAAGATTTTGACATTGAAGAAGATGAGAATACAATTTCAATTTTAAATCGTTATATTGATGAATCTGAGATTGAATTTGACAAAGGAATTGTAAAAAACATTTTTCGTGATCTATACAGACAAGCATGCGAGGTAGAATGATGTATTTACTTACTCTTAATAGTCGGAAGGATGACGGTGCATATGCTGTGCAAGATTCTGATGGAGACAAAGTTCTCTTTTTATTTGAAGAAGAGGACGATGCTGTTCGCTATGCAATGATGTTGGAGGATAACCTCGAACAAGAAAAAAACATGCAAGTTATAGAAGTTGAAGATGACCTTGCCATTAAGACCTGTAGCATGTATAATTATAAGTATGCTGTCGTCACACCTGATGACCTCGTGATTCCACCTAGTAATGATAAAGTTCAAGAAGATTAAATGGAAGAATTTCCTGTCAACGGGAGACCATTGGACAGAAATTGACTTCCTTGAGAAGAATACAAACTTAATAATTGGTCATAATGGTTCAGGAAAGAGCACTTTGTTAGATGCACTAACCTTTGTTTTGTTCAACAAACCATTCCGTAAGATCAATAAATCTCAGTTAGTTAACACAGTTAATGAAAAAGATTCTGTAGTTGAACTGGAATTTGATGTGAATGCAAGGGAATATGTGGTTCGTAGAGGTATGAAACCAACCATATTTGACATTGAAGTCAATGGAGAACCTTTACATCGACAGGCCGATGATCGATCAAATCAAAAGATTCTAGAAGAAAATATATTAAAGGTTAATTATAAATCATTTACTCAAATAGTAATACTTGGAAGTAGCACATTCATACCCTTTATGCAACTCTCAAGTTCAGTTCGTCGTGATGTAATTGAGGATTTACTTGATATTCGTATCTTCTCATTTATGAATAACTTATTGAAAGATAAATTAAGAATACAAAAGGAACAAGTTCGATCTCTTAATTTAAAAAGAGAGAACTTAGAAGATAAGATTAAGATGCAAGATAAATTTATTCAAGAAGTAGAGAATCAACATAAGAATAGTATTAATTCTAATCGAAATAAGATAGACACATTAATATCTGAATCTGAAAATTACCTTGTGATAAATCAAGACTTAGAAAATTCAGTTGCAGACTTAACAAAGAATCAGGAAAAGTTTGTAGGTGCTGACAAGAGATTGTCCAAATTAAACAATTTTAAAGGACAGATATCCAATAAGGTATCTAACATTACCAAAGAACATAAGTTCTTCAAAGAGAATACGGTTTGTCCCACCTGTACTCAGCATATAGAAGAAGACTTCCGCTTAAATAAGATTGAAGACGCTCAATCTGAGGCAAAGAAACTTAAGAAAGGTTTTGAAGACTTAGAGAATACAATCGAAGAAGAGAAAGAAAAACAGCGTCAGTTTGTCAAATTAACAAAGGAGATTACTAAACTCAACAATGGCATTTCTAAAAACAATACTCACATCTCTATCAATCAAAAACAGATCAGAGAACTTGAATCAGAAATTCAAACTATTACCGATCAGTTTAAAAACAGAAATACTGAGCATGAAAAGTTAGAAGAGTTTAAAGAGAGTCTCAAAACAACCGACGATAAACTTTCCGAAAGAAATCAAGATATAGTTCATCATGACTTTGCGTATTCTTTACTTAAAGATGATGGAGTCAAGACTAAAATAATCAGAAAATATCTACCTCTTATTAATCAGCAGGTCAATCGTTATCTGCAGATGATGGATTTCTATATCAATTTCAAGTTAGATGAGGAGTTCAATGAAACAGTAGAGTCACCAATACATGAAG